AGTTTATCTCCTGGATTCACCTGTGTCATGTGCCCCTCTTCTTTCACCATGAGTTGAAAAAATCTGTCGGAAAACGACTCTGCGTTTTCTCGCTTTTCGCGACATTTTTCGCTGAAAATAAAAAAGTGGGGGTCAATTATTACCCCCCACTTCTGCAGTTCTGCTGTCGTACCGAAGGGACCTTGTTAGACATGGAACTGCGTGAGGACCGTGCCCCTACGGTCCGAAACATATGTTTTACCATAAACATGGACCTTATGCCCCTGCTTGACTTCACCCACCCCACGTGGCAACATGTAAAGTTTTGTGTGTACCAACGCGAGCAAGCAGGGCATGAACACTTCCAGGGTTACATGGAGTTTACTATATCTAAGACGTATGCCGCTATCCACGCTATGGACGGCATGGAAGGAGCCCGTTTTGAAAAGCGCCATGGTACCGCCGCGCAAGCTGCCCATTATTGCATGAAGCCTGTTGATGGCTGTGAGTGTGTTCATTGTACTGATGAGCGTGCCCACCCTACCAAGCTTGAAGGCCCGTGGATGTTTGGCCAAATGTCTTCCCAAGGCCAGCGTGCTGACCTGATTGAGATTAAGCGTGATATTGATCGCGGTGTGTCTATGCGTCGTCTTTGGCGTGATGAGCAGACTTTTCCCACTATGGTTAAGTTCCACCGTGCGTTCGAAACGTACAAAAGAGTTACCACCGAGCCTAGACGCTCGAAGCCTGATGTTTACTTATTCATTGGACCATCCGGCCATGGCAAGACCCGAACTGCGGTGAACCTTGCAAAGCATATTGGTTCCTTTTACATTGTACCACCTAAAGCTACTGGTTTCTGGTGTGATGACTACGCCAACCAAGATGTCTTCATCATTGATGAGATGGACGGTTCCAAGATGACCCCAGAGTTCTTTAATCAGCTTGTTGATTGGGCTCCTATGAACGTTCCATCCCACGGCAGTGCAGGTCACCAGTTCACGTCCAATTTCGTTTTCATTACAACGAACTATCACCCGAAGTTCTGGTGGCGCAGGCGCAACGTGGATCAAGTCAAGCAAACAATGCGTCGCATTGACGTAGTCTTTAAGTTTCTCAAGCTTCCAGCAACCAAGCATTTGTGCCCCTATTGTGCTAATGGAATTTGTGCATTTCACCATTTATAAAAGAGGGTGTGATGGAGTCGTCCCGTGCGCGTCGCCGTCTGTTCGCCCCGTATTCATCTGGCTATCGTCGTCCTGTCGGCCTCGCCGGTCGTCGTCGTCTTGAGCGTGCTCGCTTTGGAGGAGTTTCTCGGAGCTATAGCGCTCCTGCACGTACCGCTCGCTATGCCCGTCGCTCTTTCGTGCCTCGTGCCATCCCCGGTTATACTCGTACCGCTGGGATGTATGGTCGTTTTGGTGTTGGCGTTAGCCAATCTGGCCAGATCGAGAAGAAATTCTACGATTCGGCCCTCGTTCTCGCAGCCTCTGCGGGAATCGCCTCTGTCTCCCAGGCCACTGGTGCTATTTGCCTTACTCTGCCGCAGGGTACTACGGCGTCTGCTCGCATTGGTCAGAAGATCATGATCAAGTCCATTCAGCTCAAGATGAGCTTTTTTCTTCCTGCTGGTGCTACTGCAAGTGATATTTATCACTGTTACCTTATCCTCGACACCCAAACTAATGGTGCCCATGCGGGCATCCTTGATGTGTTTGATGCCCCTGGTGTTATCGGTGAAGAGATGCGCAATATCGCGAATGGTGATCGTTTCAAGATCCTCAAGCATTTCAACATTCGCCTTGATGCTTCTGCTGGAGTTGCTGCCGCCTTCAGTGGAGATTCTCAGCAAGATGATTTCTATCTCAAGTGTAACATTCCTGTCACTTATAATTCTACCGCCGGTGCTATCGCGGAGATTAAGGCCAACAGCCTTTTCATGTGCTACGGGTCAGTTCAGGGTATTGCTAATGCCACGGGCACTGCCCGTATTCGTTACACGGATCGTTGAATAAACCCCCCCCCCCCCCCCCCATTGTTGTCAAAAATAGAACACCCCAATCCAATGTGCCCAGCGCGTAGCGCTGGGTCAGGCCCACTTAGGGGTAGTAGGGCCGGCCGAGTCAGGCCGCTCAGGGTTAGGGTTAGGTGGGAGAATTTAAATTTTTCCGAATGCGTAAGGGTTGGTTTCCACAAAAGCGTTTGCAGCAGGACACGGATGCTGCCGATGCACCTCTTGCTGTTGTTGTCGATGCGCCCTTTGATACGCTTTATCCTCCAATTCCTTGTCGTCGCATTGATCCTGGCTACACTCGTGCCGCTGGTTTTTACCGTTTTGCTGAGCGTGAGCTTAAATGGTTGGATCGTCCCACCATTCCTCTCTCTGATGTCCCTGAAGATGTCGGCCATTGTTGCACTGGTTCCCCAGCTGTTGGTGTTGATGGCCAGTTTGACGGTGGTCTTAATGTTCTTCTTCCGCAGGGTACTTCCGCTAACGAGCGTATTGGCATGACTATCCGTATTCGCAGTATTGAGATGCGTATTCTTGTTACAAAGCTTAAGCCTGAATTTGCTACGGATGCATATCACGTGTTTCTTATGCTTGATACCCAATGTAATGGCCAGTGGCCTATTTACAGTGATGTCTTTGTTCATGATGTTGTTGGCCCTGGAATGGGCACTGATCTGTTTAACTTGGTTAACGGATCTCGCTTTCGTATTCTTCATCATTTTGCGATTCCTGCCCCTTCTGCCGGGATTGATAATACTGTCGGTCCCGGCTTCTTTATGAACGTTGCCCTTCAACGTTCTGTCGTGCTTGCCTGCGATATTCCCATTGTTTACAATGGGCCTACTGGTGCCATTAACGAGATTCGTTCCAATAATCTCTTTCTGATTTATGGCTGCCTTTATGACTCTGTTCAGATGGAAGCAGCCTGTCGTATTCGATATACGGATGACTAAACTTTTAATGTCCTTTCCCGTAGTTTACTACGCGTGCTTTTTTTTCAACCTTTGGTTTGAGAGCTCGCATCTTTTGTGCCTTATAGTTTGCGAATGTACGACACATCGCGATCATGGAAAACTCGCTCATATTTGGCCACTGCGCGAAGTATTTCTCTAAGTCCGGTGGCTGGTCACCGACGTGTTCTTCGCAGATTAGCGAACGTTGGAAATTTCGCTTATACTCACGTGCGTGTGCTCGTATCTCGTCGTCGTCCTCGTCGTCGAGTTCGTCCTCTTCCTCGTCCGGGAAGACGTATCCACGTGGTCTTTTCACCGCGAGCCCCCCTCTCCACACGCATGGGTCAAAAGGTTGTCCCTGAGGTAGATCGTCTTCTTCTTCTTCGTCGTCGTCGTCGTGGTCGCTAAATTGCATTTGCGATGCTGCCTCCTGTTGGTCCGGCACCTCCTCTGCGAGGGCTGCCTTTGAAATGGCTTGCATTTCTGCACTTAGTGCTTGTTGTGTCAACTTTGTGTTGAACAACTCCTCCTTAGTCGGGAACCCGATTATTAGTTTATCTCCTGGATTCACCTGTGTCATGTGCCCCTCTTCTTTCACCATGAGTTGAAAAAATCTGTCGGAAAACGACTCTGCGTTTTCTCGCTTTTCGCGACATTTTTCGCTGAAAATAA